CCACTTTTGGAAAAGTGACCATTTGCTATAAGTAATTGATTTAAATAGAATAATTTTGGTTGCGGGGGTAGGATTTGAACCTACGACCTTCAGGTTATGAGCCTGACTAAATACTAATATAGATTGTACCCAGTCACACATATCACGGTTTTCTGCGGTTTCCACTTGCATGATTTATAAAGATTACACCCGTTTACAACAATTATCAATTCTATCTGTCGCTGAGTTTGCGCTGGGTTTGCGCTGAAATATGGAAATCCATTATTTGCAAAAAACGTGCTTGCGCTGAAATGAATTTTGAAAAAACGTGCTTGCGCTGGAGACTTGTTTTCAGCGCAGATTTAGCACCGTTCCAACTGCTTTTTAAGTGCGTCAATTTCTGTGCGTAGTCGGTCATATTTTTGGTGGGAATTGTTATGCCTGGCTGTTGTCAGAGTGACAAATGGCATTAGTAGATAGTCGATGATTGTTATTTTTTAGGTCGCATAGCACGATCACCAAACCAGAACAACACGGCTGTTGATGCCATATATATAACGGACTGTATGATCGTTTCCTGATGAGCAAAGTCATTGCTGGTGGCGTAAATGTACCAGACGATTGCGACTAACATAATAGTGAGTATTGGCCTTATCAGACGCAGTATTGCAGCTACCCAGGGATAGGGAACTTCAACGCCTTGCATCATACCATAAGCTGCCACACGAGCTGCACCAGCAGATTGTTCCTCTACGATCATCCGCTCGTTTTCAAGCTCGTCAGCTTTTAACTCGGCTTGCAATCGATGCATTTCCATCGTTCTTTCATGCTCACCCCTGGCCTTTTTTTCTTCAGCCCACATATCAACAAAATTAAATGCCTTGCCGATAACACTGCCGAGTATGCCAGTCATGCCACCCGTCAATACTGATCCTAAAAATTCCATTTACCATTGTCTCCTTCGACCCATGTCAATGTGAATGAAAGTCTGATACCTCATGCCAAAACCTTTAAAGCCACATTGCTCGGCAGCCTTGCGGATCATTTCTTTGTCCTGTCCAGCAAGAACAATATCAAAAGCCGATGGCCCATTTGATCCATGCATGGTATGACTGCTGCGAGGCGATCCACCAATTTTACTGTTATGATAAACTGAGCGAAAAGCAGACGATAATTTTATTGGCCTGCCAAGCAATGATCGTAATCTATCCAAGCCGGATATTGCTTCTGCATTTATGTAAAGCTGACCAGTACCCTTGCAAGCAATCTCTGACGGTTGAAAATATCTGTAGTGCCAGACAGATTTTGGTATTTCATTATAATGGGTATAAAGCATCAATGGTGCTTGGAATTATGAATATGGATCAGATGATCGACTAGTTTTCGCAGCTGGTTTACCTCGGCTTGCATAGTCGCCAATTCACGATTTGATTCTTTAAGTGCTTTGACAGAATTAATTTCCTTCAAAACATCGATCTGTGATGAGAACACCGCACGCTGGCTTTCGGCATCGTCCAGCCGAGTGTCGAAGTCAGCCTTATATTTATCAAAGTTAAGATGAAACTGTTCAAGGTCTTTCATCACCTGACTTAAGTTTGATTTCACAACTGCATAGCCACCAGCGATTGTGGCAAGCAGCATGACGCCCTGGATAGCATGAGAGGCTGTAAGTTCCATTTTAGTCCCCAAACGACTTTATAAAATCAATACGAAAGCCTTTACTTTCTGGAAACTGGTTTTCAACTTTTTGCTCAACCATCTCAACAGATGAGCAGTTGGGGTAATCAAAATATATGACCTCAGCAAAGTCAGCCGATATGCCTGTCCCCTGCTCATCCCATTGGTCATCCAGCTCACGCACGCATCGTCTGACGTCTATGTTGTACACACCAACAGTAAAATTCATGTTTAGCTACAATTTCCAGAAGTACATCTATTAGACCAGATGACCCATATAACAACAGCAGCAATAATTATTACTGTGGCAAATTTCAAAAACTCTTTTAGCCAATAAAAAAGCCGAGCACGAAACTCGGCCTGTCGTTCTTTTTTTCGCTGCTCTCGCCTTAATCGTTTTTCCTTGGCTTTTTTACGGGCTTTTTTTTCCGCTTCCTCCGCTGCAATAATCCGTGCGCTTGTGCCAAATCCATGTATTTCATCAAGCCGATTTAGTTCGTTTTGCCGTTGTATCTGTAAATTTTTTTGCCGAATAGCTTTTTCTGCAATG